GATAAAAAGACAGTGGGGTCAAAATTTAATTAAATTCCAAGGAGTTAAACTTCCTGGCGGAATTGAATTGAACGGAAGACAAATTTATGATGATGCTGAAAAAGAATTAGAAATAATTAGAGAGCAGATGTCAAATACTTATGAACTTCCACCTTTAGATATGATAGGATAAGATTATGCTCAATCCATTTTTCACACAAGGAACGACTGGTGAGCAAAATCTTGTTCAAGATTTAATTAATGAACAGTTGAGAATGTATGGGGTGGATATTTTCTATCTCCCTAGAAAGTATTTAACTGAAAACACCATTATCAGAGAAGTAGTCCAGTCTAAATTTGACATGGCACTTCCATTAGAGGCGTATGTGGATAATTATGACCAGTATTCTGGTGCAGGTAATATTTTATCTAAGTTTGGAATTGAATCCAAAGATGAAGTTAGATTGATTATATCGAGAGAAAGATTTGAAAATTATATTACCCCTCTAATTGAAGATCAATCAAATATAAAATTATCAACCAGACCCAAAGGTGGAGACTTAATATGGTTTCCCCTTGACGACAGAATTTATGAAATCAAAGACATAGAATACGCTAAACCATATTATCAGTTACAAAATCTTTATGTCTATGAGTTGTATTGCGAACTCTTCAGACTCGAAGATGAAGTTATTGCAACTGGTATTGAGGATATTGACAATAATCTCATCGGAGAAGAATATGATGGTCAAACTAGTGATGGCACAAACACCATTCAAGGACCAACGCAAACACTTACTTTAGTTGGTGCTCCAACAACAGCAACGGCAACAGGCGCAATATTCGATGGCGGCGTAAGATTCTTTACTGTAACAAATAGAGGTGGTGGATATAGTAGCATTCCTACCGTTGGGGTTTCTTCTGCTCCTTCAGGAGGAATAACTGCTGTTGGAATTGCTACTCTAATTGGGGGAATAAACGTTTGTAATCTGAACGCCAATCCAAAAGATCAATCAGTACAAGCTGTTAATGTTGTTAAATCTGGTGCAGGATATACTGTAGCACCCACAATCACGTTTAGTGGTGGTGGTTCTGGAGGAACTGGTGCAGCTGCAACTGCAACTATCGGTGATGGTGTTGTTGGTATTATTACTGTCACCTCTGGTGGTGGCGGATATACAGAAAATCCAGCAATTACATTCACAGGTGTATCTACGGTATCTGCTGCTGCAACAGCAATCGTTAGTGCCGCAGGAACTATTTCTGCTATTCACATAACCAACGCTGGTCTTGGTTATACAGTTGCTCCAGCAATCACGATTGCATCTCCAAGTGGATCTGGATCAGGAACATTCTCCTTTAATGAAATTGTTACTGGATCTGTTAGTGGAACGACAGGAAGAGTTAGAATTTGGAACGCAGAAACAAATGTACTCGAACTTGGTACTGTTGACGGGGAGTTTAGTGTTGGGGAAAACATAGTTGGATCTACTTCTGGTGCTTCTTATGCATTAAGAACTGTTGATGTTAATCCTACAGATGACGGTTTTGCGGATAATATCAACATTGAAAATGAAGCAGATGCTATTTTGGATTTCTCAGAACAGAATCCATTTGGTATGCCCTAAATAAAAACACAAGACTGTGTAAGAACTTGTAGGACTAAACTATGTTTGAATATTTTTACAACGAAATTTTGAGGAGAACCATTATATCTTTTGGTACTCTTTTTAACAATATCAGCATAAAACACCAAGATTCTTCTGATGAAGTTGTTAGTGTTGTAAAAGTTCCTTTGGCTTATGGTCCTACCCAAAAGTTTCTTGCAAGACTAGAGCAGTCTCCTGATCTCAACAAACCCTTTGCAATTACTTTGCCAAGGATGTCATTTGAGTTCACTGGACTCACATATGATCCATCTAGAAAAGTAACGACTACTCAAACGTTTGTTGTAAAAGATCCAGATGATGGGGCAGAGACAAAGAAGTCCTACATGCCTGTTCCTTATAATATGGCATTTGAGTTGAGTATCATGGCTAAACTAAATGATGATGCTCTTCAAATTGTTGAACAAATTCTTCCATATTTTCAACCAGCATATAATCTGTCAGTAGAGTTAGTTGAAGCAATTCAAGAGAAAAGAGATATTCCTGTGGTGTTAGAAAACATCACTATGCAAGATGATTATGAAGGAGATTTTACTTCTAGAAGAGTTCTTCTTTACACTTTAAGATTTACTGCAAAAACATATCTGTTTGGTCCTTCCACCAAGGTATCCAAAGATATCATTAAAAAGGCAACTGTCAGTTATCTTACTGGAACAGATTCCTCAAATACAATCAGAGAATATTCTTACTCTGCAGAACCAAGAGCAATCAAAAATTATACTGGAGATGTTACTACTTTACTCTCCGATGATATCACAGCAAAACAAACCATCTTTGATGTTGATGATGCAAGTGATCTGAGTGCTAGCACATATATCAATATTGGTGATGAAGAGATGTTTATCAAGTCTATCTCTGGAAATAAGTTAACAGTCAAGCGTGGTCAAGATAATACACTTGCAACCACTCACGTTAGAGGAGCAGATGTTAAGAAGATCACTGCTGCCGATAATGCACTTATCGAGACTGGTGATGATTTTGGATTTAGTGGTACATTCTGATGGTTATGACAAAAAAATTCGATAAACTCAACGAGACTTTTAATACCTCGGATGGGGATGTCGTTCAACCAGAAGTTCTTGAAAGTAAAATTGAAAAGGTAAAAGAAGGTGTTGATGAGATAAGAAAAGATTATGATTACACTAGAGGTAATTTATATTCACTTATAGAAAAAGGTCAAGAAGCAATCAACGGTATTCTTGAACTTGCTCAAGAAAGTGAGATGCCTAGAGCATATGAAGTTGCAGGTCAGTTAATTAAAAACGTTGCTGATGCAACTGATAAATTAATGGATCTGCAAAAGAAACTAAAAGAAGTTGAAGCAGAAGAAAAAATTAAAGGACCGTCAACTGTCAATAATGCTCTATTTGTTGGATCTACAGCAGACTTAGCAAAAATGTTAAAAGAGGGACTTAAGGAAGATCCTAAATAGAAAGAAAGGGAGAGAAATCCCGAAGTACAAAGGTTACTAATAAAATGTCTAAGGATTTACCTTCGATGAATGATTTTGAGGAGGACAAGAGTCTTCCTTCAGTAGAAGATTTTATTACAGAAGAGAACGCAGAGGAACTCCCTTCTGTAGAAGATTTTATTGTAGAAGAAGAGATAAAAGAAGAAATTCAGACTATTGAAGATGCTGAAGGAAATACATTTGCAGAAGTAAAGGATATTATACCCCCTTGGCCTGAATTAATTAGAATGATTAATGATGTCAGGGAAGAAATTCCTGACATCCCAGAAGTAAAATATTATGATAAAGAACTTGAAGATCTTGCAGAACAGATCTCTCAACTTCCCGAAGTAAGATATTATGATAGAGAAGTAGAAGCAATATGCGAACAGATTGACTCAGTAAGGGAACAAATTAAAGATCTCCCAGAGGTCAAATATTATGATGAGCAGGTTGATGCTATTGAAGACAGAATTGACAGTCTTCAAACTGATGTAGCAAATCTGCCTGAAGTTAAGTATTATGATGCTGAGATTGAGGCAATTTGCGAAGCAATTGATCAAGTTAAAGAATCAATTCCCACATTTCCAAAGTGGGTTAATGAAATAAATGAAGTCCCTGATTTCTCTTGGATCGGTAAAACTTTCAGTATTATCGACGATGACTTTGTAAAAGTCTCTGATAAAATTGAAGGATTAAGAGGTAAGGTTGAATATGACCTAGGGCAACTATCTGAAGATTTAGAGACAAAGCACTTTAATAATACAGTCAAGATTGATTCCGATATCAAAGATCTTGACAGTAAAGTAAACGTTCGTATTGACGAAGAGAAAGATAAGATTTGGAAAGAACTAAGATCTTCGTCTATGAAGATATGGGAGTATCACAAAGAGTTTAAAGATGATGATCGTAAATTAAAGAAACAAATTCTTGGCGAATATAATAAGTTAAAACAAAGCATTAAAGACGAACTTAAAGAAGTAAGTCAAGAGAGTGTCAAAACTGATGAACTTCTTCTTAAATACTTCACTGAATTAAGAGAGGAGATTACTAATCTCCCTGAAGTAAAATATTATGATAAAGATATTGATTATGTAAAATCTGATATCAAAGGTCTCTATAAGATCATTGAGGATATTAAGTCTTCTCAAAAGAAACTGCAGGAAGAGCAGAAACTTTTAGCAGAGACTAATGTTCCTCTGGATATGGATCCTCCAGATACAAAAAATCCAGATCCACTTACTCCTATTGATCAGAACTTTGTTACTCTTGATCAGTTACAGCAACACTACAAGAGATTTGTAGAAAGAGTACAGTATCAACTCGGATCAATTGGTGGCGGTGGTGCTGGATTCATCAGAGACCTCGATGATGTTGAGTTTGATGGAACAGTAGGCGATAACAAACTTCTCATTTATGATCAATCACGTTCTAAGTGGGTAGGTATTGCCAGCACTGCTTTAGGTGGTGGATCTGGTACAGTTGGTTCTGCTGGAACTTGGTCAACTTCTCCTGCAGGCATTCATACAACAAAAAACGTTGGTGTTGCCACTACTGCAAGATCCGATTATGCACTTTACGTTGGTGGTGATCAGTATGTCGATGGTAATATCACCGTTGGCGGAACGATTACTTATGAAGATGTCAAGAACGTTGACTCTCTCGGAATCGTTACCGCAAGAACTGGTGTTGATGTTTTAGCAGGTGGTATTAATGTCACTGGTGTTTCTACCATCAGTACTGGTGTTGGAACAATTCACGTTGGAGTTGGAACAACAGCACTACTAGTTGATGGTGATGCTAGAGTTACAGGAATTCTTACCGTTGGTAGAGCATCTGTAACTATTGATGGCAATAATAATGAAATAAGAGTTGGTCTGGTTACAATTACCAACTCACAAGTTATACTTGGAGATAATGTTACGATTAATGCGGGTGCAACAGGTATTAACTCTGCCCCCAATGTTCTTTATGTTGCCAAAGATGGAAATGACTCTAACAATGGAACTTCTATTGATAACGCAAAACTGACTATTGCTGGTGCTGTTTCTATTGCTCAGTCTGGTACAACTATTAAAGTTCTTTCTGGAAATTATGTAGAAACTAATCCTATTGAACTTCCAGCATTTACCGCTGTTATTGGTGATGACTTAAGAACAGTAAAAGTTCTACCCAGTACTCCTACTAGTGATATTTTCCATGTCAATAAAGGTTGTAAGGTTTCAAATATCACGTTCTCTGGACACACTGCTCCTGCAGCTGCCATTGCTTTCCCCACAGGAATAGCAACTAACGTTGGTGGTGGTAAATGGAAAGGTCCATATATTCAAAACTGTACTAGTGATACCACCACAGGAACAGGTATCTACATTGATGGTAACTTAGCAGAAAAAACTAAGTCCATGAATGTTGACGCTTTCACTCAATATAATCAAGGTGGTGTTGGTGTTGCAGTTACCAATGAAGGTTATGCACAGTTAGTTTCTGTATTTACTATTTGCTGCGATAAAGCAATTACAGTTCATAAGGGTGGACAAGCGGATCTGGCGAATAGTAACTGTAGTTTTGGAACTCAAGGATTAGTTGCTGATGGTGTCAGTCCTGAACAGTTCACTGGAATTGTAACTGCATCTGCTACAGCAGCACAGGACAATGTAACTATTAATGTAGGAGCAGTAACAACCAGACCTTATGATGGTCAAGTTGTATACTTTGATCAATTATATAAATCCATTGAAACCATTACCGTTGGATCTGGTGGAACAGGATACACTCAAGCTCCAACTGTAACTGTTGATGCTCCAACAGGACCAAATGGAGAAACTGCATCTGCTTTTGCCACTATTGAAAATGGTGCTGTAACTGAAATTTCTATTATTAGTAGTGGAAGTCAGTACACTTCTACACCTTCAATTACTATTTCTGGACCTCAGAGTGGTATCAACACCGCGACTGCAACTGCCAATATGGCAGACACCTATTACACAATAAATAGTGCTACACCCATCGTTTCTGGAATTACTACATTAACACTTGCAGAAAATCTTATTAATACGGTAGGGGTTGGTTCTACAGCATACTTCTTCCAACAAAGTAAAATTGTTGCAAGTTCTCATACGTTTGAATATATTGGTTCTGGTAATACAATTACTTTAGCAACACCAAAACGAGGTGGAGTTACTATTCAAGCAAATGAAGTTGTAAGTCAAAATGGTGGAAGAGTAATATACACCAGCACAGACCAAGCAGGTAACTTTAGAATTGGTGATGATCTTCAGATCAACCAAGCAACAGGAACTATTAGTGGAAGAGCATTTTCCAAGAGTTTGTTCTCAGAAATAACACCCTTTATCTT